GCTGTCTTTAGTTCTGCATAGGTTGTAATAGCCATTACTGTAACAATCCTGTTCTTGAGAGATAGTCTTCTATCTCCTGTGCTTGTTCACTTGATACACCAGATTGCGCCAAAAGGCCACTCACTGGTGATGCGTTGGCGGCCAAGATGTTTTCTAAATCCGACAAACGAGGATCAAACCGGGCAAATGTTGATCTGATATTTTGAGGATCAAAAACATTTTCTTCGTTGCCAGTTCTAACGCCTGTAAAACCTTCGTCTGAAAGAGACTGCGTGCTTCTCATTGATAAATCATTAAACCCAGAAACATTCTCTAAACCATACTGCACGTCTCTCATCTCACCATAAGATGCTGGGTTTGAGCTTCTTATGTAAACTGGCAGCACAGACCCGCCTTTAGGCACAGCTTTATTGGGATCAAAGTCACCCCGATTTACCTCACCAGCGCTCGCAAACTTGTTGGCCTTTCTAACGTCAGGAGCAACATAAACACCTGCCCCTAGCTGCCCCTTTACTCCTGGTATAAACGCAGTGATGTCAGGAGAAAAATTCTCATCTGAATAAATTGATGGGGCTGTGCCATGATATTGAACATCATCAACATTAAAACCCATCTCACGCGCACGAGCTAAGCGGCTCGCCTCATCCATCGGCAAGTCATAATTTGCTGCAAGGTATTGATTTAACTGCGTATTCTTTACGCTGTCGCCCATGTCTAGCATCGCGTCAGTCACTTCCGCCCCTCTGCCAGACTTTAGCATGCTCAATATCTGATCGCCGCGTGCGGATACGTCTGATGCGACTGATAGGAGGTCAGCGCTTTTTGAAGCATTTGCACCCAACGATCCCGCAGGCTTGGCAACTACACCGCCACCAAGCATAGCAGTCCCAGCAGTGCCAAACGCTTCGCCAATCATATCTTCTTGCGGAATTAGATTTTGTAACGCAGCACGAGGAGCATCAACGCCTCGGGCAATCGGGTCAAGAAGAGTTGCAAGCAACGAGCCAACACCCTCATAACGCAGCGTGTCAGTCCCCATCACAGGCTCTTTTGACAGCAAACCACCTAAAACAGGGCGACGACCTTCTGACGAAAGTTGCGACCTGTTAGACCGCGCATACTCAAACAATGGCGCAAAGACGCTTGTCTCTTCCCTTGCGCGTCTTATCTCTTCAGCAGTCGCCATCTACCACTTAACCTTATTAGCCCAATACGCCGCAGACATCTTGCCCTTGGCAATGTTCTTCGCATGACGCGCTTTAAACGACTTAGCACGCTTTGTCATCGTCTTGTCGCCTGTCTTGCCCTGCTGACCAAAGCGTATTGTCTTAACCTGATCCCCATCCTTAGCCACGACAACATGGCTCTTTGTCGGATGACCGGGCGTTCTTTTCGGCTTATTATATCCAGAAACGCCGACGCGGCTTAATCGAGCATCTTTCGCCATTACTTCTTTTTCTTCTTCTTAGCCTTGGCCTTCGCAACTGCTTTCAAGTCTGCGCCAGTGATCTTCTTGCGATCGCCGGCCATTGCCGCCAGTTTCTTCTGCTTCGGGCTATATTTAGAATACGGCATTAGGACTTCACCTGTTTTTCCCATTCATAACACTTAACTTGCATGATTGTATACGTTGGATATTTAACCTGCAAAGAGGGAACCCCATTCTGCATGAAATCCGCTATGCATTTATTCTCATCGTCATACGCAGGCCCACCAACTGCAAAGCAGTAATTCTGAGCGCATAAGAGAACAAATGCAGTAAACATTACATCACTTCTTCACTTTCTTCTTCGCAGTCTTAGCAGCCGCTTTAAACGCCTTGGCAGTCGGCGCACCCTTGCTTCCAGCCTTGCGCATCTTCTCGCCGCTTCCCGCCGCAATGCGCTTACGCTTAGCGTGAATGTTCGCATAAAGACCCTTCGCCATTACTTCTTAGCTTTCGCCATGCACTTGCCCTTACGAGCGCACGCCATAGGTGTCGGACACCCCTTGCAGGGCTTAAAACCGCCAGACTTCTTTCCATATGCCATAAAAACCTCCTATGTTGCATAACTACTACCACATTATGCTATCCCGCGCAAACCTCGGCGCAGCTCACCCTTCCAAGTCGTCATAGGCCCGGACAGCGCCATCGCCGCGTCAGATGCCATTGTCAAACAGACTGCATCTGCCAAGTCAGGCGACCTCAACCCACGCTTCCTCATCTGATCCTTACCCTCGGCTGCCATCTTGCCAGATGACGTAAACGAATACCGAATACCTGTCAGATCAGCCAACAGCTCATCATCCTGCGGCAGCTTGCAAGACCGATCCTCTAACCAAGCCTTTGTCTTAAACCACAATTCAGTGCGCAAATTATTATAAGTCGCACCCATGCTTGGGCTTTCAGCAACATTCACGCCCCTCACAGGCGCTCCAAGCTCACGCATACGATCAACAACGCCTGCCCCAATGCCAATACTGTCAATCAGTATCTCAGACGGCTGCTGGCTCGGCGGCAGAGCCTCATACTCTGCCATCACACGCCCAACAGTCTGCATCAAATCCAAGCCTCGCCAAGCCTTAATCTCAGTCACGACAGACCCCACACGCTTGCAAAACGCCGTCCTGTCTGTCCCAAATCGAGCAGGATCAACTGCCCAAACTGGCCTCTTGTCAGGGTCAACCTCAATATCCCGATGCATCGCAGCATCAACCAAGTGAAACGGCACGATCGTGTCATCGTCAGCAAGCGGAAACTCACCCAAAACACGAATACGAAACGCATTGCTCTCCTCGCCATACCGCTCGCGCATCTCGTCAACAAACTCGTCGCTCACAAGAGGACTTTCAACGCAGCTCCAACGCCGCGTCCACCAGCTCCCACTCATCCGCGTCTGGCTCTCATAAAACGTCCCGCTCGACCGCGTGGGGTTGCTCAACAGGATCGTCGTCGCGCTATGGCCAGACATAGACCCCGCAGCAGCCTCAAACACCTTCTCAGGGACACCAGAAGCCTCGTCAACGACCAAAAGCACATTCTCCGAATGCACCCCCGCCAGAGCCTCTGGCGTCTCTGCACGGGACGTTCTGGCCGATATAAACATCTCAGACGGCGCAGCCGCCAGCTCAACTCGATCACTCTTAACCGTCAGCAAGTCCTGAACAGGCTTCGGCAACTCACCGATCCACCGTTTCAACTCCGCAAACAACGCATCAAAAAGCTGCCCACTCGTAGGAGCCGTGACAACAACTTTATTCGGAAAACGCATCAGCAAAAACCAAAGCATCGCCCACGAGGCAGACGTTGACTTCCCGGTACCATGTCCCGACCTAATCGAAATCTTGCGCTCGCCAGACGCTATGGCAGTCAAAAACTCCGACTGATACGGCAGCGGCTCAGCTCCCAAAACCTCCTTAACAAACAGCACAGGGTCATCCATGTATTGCAGCGTAAAATCCTCAAATGGATTGCTCTCAGTCGTCATGCTCAATCACCTTCATTTCGCGCTCATGATCCTCTGCCATCAATGCCTGACGATCCGAGCTAATCTTCCGCAGCGCATCCAAGTGCAAATCGCCCAAATTCAACGTAATCTCTGTCTTGGGGCCAGAGCCGTAACGATCCCTATTCAGTCCAGCCGCCAACATCTTACGAGCCTGCATCTGCTCACGAACCTTCGCAATCTGCGCACTCGTCGCCGTGTCAGGAATGTTATCCGCAATCTCAATATTTTCCTCCATCATCGCGTCAGCTAAGACAGACTGCGCACGATCCAAAGCACGGCCATACTCAGGCACGCTGCGGATCGTTTCGCTCAAGTAATTCCGACTGCACTGCCATTCCTTGGCAGCCCACGCCTTCAACGTCATGCTCGACGCCATCTCATGCACATACTCAGCGCCGCCATTCTGCTCAATGTGCTGCAATATTCTCTTTCGTAACTGCTTTCCCGCCATGTCGCCTCGCTTGCAAGAATTTTTAAAATTTTAGACGATGCTAGCAGTTCTGGCAATAGGGGGTGGGGGGGGCTGCCGCAAACGCCGCTGCGTAGGGAGAGGACGAGGCGGCGTGGCTGGGTTGGTAGTGCGGCAGCCTTGGTTGATTTTATAGCACAGGTGTCTGCGCTTTTCTACACATGCGCACCCCCACCTCTGCCGGGCTGCGGGGGGGGTAAATGCATAGCTATGCATAGTCTGATAAGACGTATTATGTTAAATTATTGCCCAAATCCTTTAAAATCAATGACTTACAGGCAGCCTTGGCTGTTGGGAAGCCATGCAGTCAGCGCAAACCACAACATGTAGTATGCGCCATATTGTAATTGAACGAGCGTTCAGCTACGCGCACGCGCCTGTGCGCAGCGCCGTCGCTGTGTGTCTCAGCGCGTCAATGATGCATGCCGAATGCTTCGCTGTTCTCTAGATATTCTTTCATTGCGAAGCTGAGAGCTACCGCCATAACTTTCTTGCAGCTACCGCCAAGGATACGTTCATTGATCAACCAGAGCATCTCAGCAACCTCTGCGTCGATCTCATCTTCGTCCATGTCTGGATCGTATTCCACAACAAATGTATTCATGCAGTCACCGTACAAACAAAAATGGCCCGGCGCAATGCCGAGCCAGTTGAGTGAGGCAGATTGCGCAGAAGGAAATGGGTAAAGCTCTGCGCCATCAGGTAACCTCACGTTATCACCAAGGGATCGGATCATCAAACGTTTTTCCTTTAATGTCGATCATTTCTGCCCCCGGGAATGATTGCTTGGCAGCTTTCTCTAGCTCGCCCATCCAATGCTCTCTGAAATAACGATAAGCCAACGCAACCTCTCGCAACGTCAACAACTCCAACTCAGGCCGCTGCTCCTTGATCGCACGCCAGCCTCTACCGTCACGCATAATGCCGAACAGCTTGCCGTCTATCTCTACCTCCCAGACATCCGTACACGCCCTCTCAGCGCCCACACGCTCGGCTTCCTGATCCATTGCCTGCAACCCCCGCACGACAACCTCGCAGCGCTTCCTGCATTCCTCTACATCGCCTGCCTCAACTGCCGCATTCATCTTGGCCACCGCACTGCCATACTTCTGCGACATCGAGACACTCACCAACTCGGGCAGCCGATCAACTCCCCACTTGCGATCCATCTCAATCGCCAGCCTGTCAACTGGAGCCAGCGCGTAATCGCACATGATGGCATCTTTGGATTGACTGCCATGCAGTATGCGATCCGATTTCTTTTGTCTTTTTGACTGCCGGGTCTTTTCCGTCTGCTGGTTCTGTCCCATGTTCCATATCTCCTTACGAACTTTCATGTTGTTGGGTTTGTTGTGATTGCTTGGCTTTCTATGACCTCACTTCCTCACTTTGCGAGCGAAGCGTTAGCAAGGTGAGGTGGTGAGGATAGGCATTCAAGACATCCAAAGCAGTAAAAAGCACTCCGCTGATTGCGGAGCTTTTTCTTTTTTTTGGTTCTTTTTTTTCTTTTTGCTCGTTGGTGGATTGACAAATCCTCCTCACCTCTATAATTTCCGTAGGAAATTCACGTTTCAAGGTGAGGAAAATCTGATCAGCCGCCCAATGAGGCGGTTTTTTTGTGCCTTGAAGTGAGGAAGTGCTTTTCATTTTCATATGATAACCCATTGATTTCATTACATCCTCACTTCCTCACCTCAAGTGAGGACAAGGTGAGGAAGTGAGGAAATTACACCTCATCCCACCTGATTTGTTCGCCAACGATAATTGCGGCCACTTCACGCCCTTGCCGACTGTCATGCACCTCGGCTGTTTTTAGCACATTCGTCTTGATCCACTTCTTTACGATGGCTTTGATTTTTGCTTTGTCCTTGTCCTTTTCCATGTCGAGGTTCAGTTCTTCTGCCACGGCATGGCCTACATAGTTCGCGGCTTGGACGCTCGCTCTGTACGGCGTTTGGTTGGCCTCTGCCTCGTTGACGAGCTTCTGCACGTTTCTAGCATTGTCGGCTGTCACGCCGTCAAACAGGTCTGGCAGCTTAAACTCTGTGGCAACACCTATATGTTCACCGTTTGCGATCTCCACTGACTGCATGCGTCTGTAGACTGCCTTGTCTGATGGTGGTGCTAGGTTTGCCTTGCCGTCATCAATTCTGAATATGCCGAGCGCTTCATGCTCGTCCACGCCTAATGCCATTGCGTCCTCGGGCGTTATTCTGTTGATCACTCTGGCTGCCCGGGCTGCCCCAATGAGTGAGCCTGCACCTCTCACGCTGTCAATCGTTGCATCGTCGCCGTTGCCTTTTCTTATGTGATGCACGAGCTGGACTGAGCTGTTTGTGTCGCGGGCCAGTTTGCGCAACATGGCAACGACTGCTTGTATGCTACCATTATTATTCTCGTTAACGAGGTGTGCTGAAATAAAGGGGTCTAGGATGACTGCGCCGATGTTGTTTTCTTTGATCTTGCGTGTGATGTGCGCCAGCAGATCGTCGTTTGTGATCAGACCGTCCCTGCCTTCTGCCGCGAGCGTGATCTGCATGGTATCCTCACCGTCCATAAACAGTCGGCCTTTGATTTCCTCTGGCTTGATGTTGTAGTGCTGCATGGCGGCGATTGTACGCATCTGCATTTCGCTAATAGGGTCTTCAAGGTTGATGATCCAGACGTTTGTCTGTTCCTTTACGTTCACGCCGAGCAGGTCTTTGCCTGTCGCGATTGCCAGTGCTTCTACGATTATAGCTGATGTTTTACCTATGCCCCCTGCCGAGGCTGTCACACTGATGTACTTCTTGATGTAGTCGTATCCATACACCCACTCCCTGCGCGGCAGCGTGAGCGCATCAAACATTTGGTAGGGCGTTGGCCAGTTTTGCTCTGTTGCGTCCTCTGTGTAGGTTTCTGTGGGCTCTGTGGCTATGTTTAGAGCTTGGTTTTGCTGTTGGATACGCTCAACTGCCGGGTCTGGCTTGGGTGTCCATCCTTTTTCTCTTGCGCCGTCAATTGCCTGCTGCACTTCCTGTCTTGTGTCGTCTACCGAGTAGCCTGACATTGTGAAGCTGTCTGTGATGGCGTGTATTTCCTCGTCTGCCAGACCTTTGCTGACGTATGAGGCGACAAGTCGGATGATGTTGTTGTGCCAATCGTCGCCTGCCATGATGCTTTGTGCTGTCAATTGGCGATCCATTGCCTGCTGGCCAAGGTCAATTTCTAGGCCGCCAACTTGATTGTTAGGCGCTTCCTTTTTGGGGAATGCACGCATGAGGCGCTCGAACGGCTGCGGGTCACGATCCGTACTAAATTCTGTACGCATTGTGACGAGTTCTGGGACGTAGCCTTTGTCTTGTTTCTTTTTGTTTGGCCAAGAGACTGTGCCTGCCACGCGCATGATCCTGCTTGGATTTACGACTGCCGCATCTGTCTGGAGGCTAGCTGCTATGGACTTCTGCACGTCCCGCCATGCGTCCATGTTTTGGCATGGCTCTTCTAACTCCCAGTATGCGTGGCCTCTGGCGAAAGGTGTCGTGCCTGTCTTGACTGACATTGTGAATTTGGGGCCAGCAAATGACATAATGTTTTCCATTGCGCCTTTTGTGTCTGCATCTGCGAAGCAGTAGAAGGCTGCCGAGATGTCTGTGTCCTTGGCGGCCTTGCCTGCCGAGATGTCCTCGGCTCTGATTGGATCAATCGGATTGATGCACATGTAGATATTTTGCTTAGCGCTGTTCATTGCCTCGGCGTGTTCGACTGCCGCGTCAATCTGGCTCATCTTAAATCTGGAAACATTAATTGATCCAGTTGTTGAGATTGCGCGTATCTCTAATAACGGCTGACCAATTTCTTTCCAATTTTTTGTAATCTGTGATATAAAGTCTTTGATGACTTTGGATTGCGGTAGAACCTGCTCCATACTTTTGCCCATTTCCAAGTTTTATCCTCTCCCTGTTGAACTTCCCCGGCGAATAAACCGCCGGGGATTTTTCCTTAAAACTCCATATCTTCCTCAACTGCAGGTGCAGGTTCTGGTTTTGGAGCTGGTGTTGGCTCAGTGGCAATGCCTGCCGCAGCACCTTCCTTGAGACAGTCGGGCTTGTCCACCCACTTAACGATTTCAAAGATGGGGTAGCAGGTCGAGCCTTTTGTGAATTTTAGCTCTTTGGCTTCCTTCATTTTGATGAGCGGCATTTGGCCTGCTGCGGGCTGATCCTTTAGCTTTGGGGCTAGATCAGTGAGGGCAGACCAGATTGCTGCGCCTGCCTGCTCCCACATTGCAACCTTGCCGCCGCCAATGGCGCACTTGACTGAGATGCCTTTCTTCCAATCATCCCCGGGCTTTGCCATCATTTGGTTGACAGATGGGTTCCACTTCCACTCTGGGGCAACGCCTGCGATGCCTTCTGACTTCTGCCAGCCTGTCTTGAGGCTGTCGAGGTCAATGACGAAGCCATTTGTCTGAGCTGCTTCGTATTCATCCTTGGCCGCTCCATCGCGTAAGTAGAATTGCTTTGCTCTGATTGCTCCATCCTGAGTGCCGCGTGCTGACCAGCCGAGAAATGTGCTTACGTCTGAGCCAGTGTTTCCTAAGTCGATTTCAAACATTGTTTTATCCTTTCACGTTGTTTGAGTTGTCGTCGTTGTTGTGCTGCTTTAACCCGCGCAGCAAGGGGTTACTCGAACAGATCAAACTCATCGTCATCCCAGCCGTCTGCAAGCGTCCAATCGTCTGACTTGCCTGACGAGCTGTCTGGGTCTTTGGCGATCTGCTCGTTGATTAAATCAATGATTGCGTAGCGGCCTTCTACTGCCCCGCCTTTTGTGTATTCCACATGCGCTTTCATCTTATGCGGCCAGAAGTTAATCTTTTCGCCACTGATTTCTGCCTGCACCTGCCAAGGCGCATCGCGGTAGTTCGGAAAGTAGAAGTCAATGCCGTGACCGTAGAGGTTTACGATGTCGCGGAATGCATAGACGTTATCCATGAATAGATCGTCAGGGTCTGACTTCCATGCGTGCGATCTGTTGAAATCATAGTCCATAAAGCTCCTCCCGAATAGCTTCGCCGCCGCTCCAATAAAACGTGTTGGGATTAACCGGGATGACTTCTGCAATATCGTGCCGACTGCCTGCGCGTAAAAACTTTTCAAGCCTGCTGATTTGCTTTTTTGCCCTGCCCAGTAATTCATTTGGATCGCCGTCCTCTAATAATGCTGTTTTCTTTGGCGTAACGTAAAGAAATTTGACCGCCTGATTGCCCTTGGCTTTTTGATAGATTGCGCGTTGGAGCTGATGCTCCGCTGACATTGTGCTAGGGCAGCGCCCAGTTGTCTTTAGGTCAATCACGAGACCGCTTTCTGGAAATACGAGGTCAAGAAAGCCAATGACAGGTATTTCATAGTCGTCTGTCTTGGCTGTTATGCTGATCTTTTCCTGCCCCTCTTCTGGAAACTCTGGCTTGCCGTAGTCTGCCAGTGCTTCTAGCGCGAGGGTCATGCAAGGCTCAATCATTGCGCGTTCTTTTGTCGTCTTCTCGTCACCGATTGGGAAAGTCTTGTCAAACTTCTCCAGAGCGGCACTAAGAGCTGCCTCACAGTCGCTTTTGCCTGTCAGGCTGGCAACCACTGCATCCTCTGTGCAAATGCCCCTCATGGCGGCTGCTCCCATAGGCGTGCGTTTGCCAAATAGGTAACTGGCAACCCAGACATCTGGGGCGTTTGTCCAAAGGTTGATTGACGATGCCGATAGGTGCTTGATGCCGTGCTTTTCAAAACCGTTCATGTTTCTAAATGCTCTTTGATAAAGTATTCTTTTGGTGCATCTGCATGATCGCAGTGCGAACTGCGCCAACCTTCTTTTGCGCCGTGAATGTGCTTTTTGCCGCACCAAGGGCATTCAAAGACGAAAGTGTTCTCTTCACGTTTGCATAAAATTTTGTAGTTAGCCATTTGTTGCCTCCTTGCCGTATAGCGCAATCAGCGCTGCCTCTGCTCTGCCGTCATCTTTGACGCGCTTAAATAGGTCTGCGCGTTCTGGAAAACGCTGCGTTGCCAGACCGCGTGACACGCCTTTGTCGCGGTTCAATCTAAAATGACCTTTCCACTTTGCAGGCGTGACATACTGAATTGGGATTTTGTGAGCCGCGACTGCCATCTGCGTTGCGCCGTATGCCTCACCAAACCGAAACATAGACGACACGCCTTGACCGCGCATTGCTGCTACTTGCTCGATAAATGCCATGTGCGGCTCGTCACCTTCGGGCGTGAGCAACTCGTGCAGTATGTGCATGTTCAGCTCTGTCTTGCCCTTGGCATTCTTCAGCACAGGCATATCGTGAACTTCTAACTTCATGTTGGGCCAGAGGAATGCGACTGCGCCGCTGTATCCGGGGTCTATGCCGATGATGACAGTCATGCCGCGTCCTTCACCCGAATGCCATTTACCTTGAGCAGCAGCTCAAGACCTTCTTCTGTCAGCTCGCGCATTGTGGGCTGATCGTCCCGGCGAGCTTGCAGCTTTCTCATACCGTCAGCCAACTCAACTTTGATCCGATGGTTCCACTGTTCTTTATGTTCTTTCATAGTCACCCCAAGGTTGCTAGCTTTTACATAGTCATACTGCTAGCAACTTTTTATTGCAATAGTTAATTTTCTGCTAGTAAGTGTATTGACAAGTTGCTAGCAAGTCCTTAGATTAGATTTGTAAAGCAAGAAAGGAAATGGAAATGACACGCTGTTACGATGTAGAGATTGGGTATAACGACCAAAGCGGAAAGTATGTTGTGACATACGAATATGTGAGCGCATTTAACCGCACACAAGCTGCTAAGATTATGCGCGAGCGCGGCTATGAGGTACGCTCAGTAAACTTTGCAGGATAAGATGTACGCCACTGACCTTCGCACATTCATCCTACAGCTACACGGTATCGACATCGTGTGGCTGCCAACATCAGCAGAAGAGGAGCCACCGTTTTGACAACTTACGACATAACAGCAGGGAGATACATCGTGACCAAAGACGAATTGCAATTTGAAATCGCTTCCGAAGAGCGGTTCATCACCAAGCAGCGCGACAAGATGGATCGCATGCGCAACCAAAACTCAGGCGTTAGATCGGGCAGCATCAGCACCGACTTGGCGATGTTTGAAATATCAATCAGCAATGCCGAAGATCGCATTGCCGGGCATAAAAAGAAAATCAGGGAGTTACAAAATGAAAGCTGATTGGCAGGATTACTTTATTTTCGGAACGACAGCCGTGGCTGTCATCACATGGACAGTCGGCGTGATTGTCGGCATTTGGTAAGCAGGGAGAAAAATATGACATACCAAGAACCTAAAAAATCACTTGTATTGGAAGCAGTAGAAAAAGCGTGGGACGGCTCAAAGACGCACCGCGAGGCTGCTGAGAAATACCTGAAGATGCTGCGTGAAGATACAGCATTGCGTGAAGCTGCAACTGAGCGCGTGTTGGAGCGCATCGCAACTGAGGATGTCAGTCGTCGGTCACGCTCTAGCCGCGCTACGTTTAAGCGTGAGGCTGAGAAGGTCACGCGGCAGGTTGTGCTGAAGAAAGGCGAAACGTCTACACCGTCTGTATCGCTAAAGAACACAGCATCAGTTTATGCCAAAGATATGTTTGAGCGGTTTATGCTGCCGAAACTTGGCATCTCTCTTGGTGACGCAACCCGCGACGATCTAGTGCAGGTTGTACAGTCCGAAGAGGGCTTGATGCGCACACATAAACGCAATCACAAATTCTTCTCGGCTATTCTGAACAAGATGCCAGAGGATAAGATTGTCCGTGATGTCTGGACAATTGAAGAGGTTGAGAAGCTGCACACAGAAACGATGGCAGCGTAATGTTACAGGGGGTCAGTCTTGGATCGCAGAAATGCCAAAGATGACGCGCCCCCAACTTTTTACAGGGGGTCAGCGAAGGAGCGCAGAAATGTCTTAGCAGGAACACCCCCGCCAGTTTTATTTGGGCTACACAGACTGCACAGAAATGTCATTCAGGGCCTGCCCAAGGGAGAGGTCAGGCGCAACGCTCAGAGATGTCAATTCATCACCGCCTCTCCCAACTGGTTTAACAGGAGCTGTCATGACCACGCAGCAATGCCAAGGGGGAAACGCTCCAAGGGAAGGGCCAGCATAATGTCGCAGAAATACCAACGCGTAGACGCCCTTCCCAACCAGTTACAGGGGGTCATTTAATGCGCTCAGAAATGCCATTCGGTACCCGCCCCCACCTAATTTGGGCCAGACCGCCGTTGCAGGAATGCCAGTATTCTAGCGCCCAATAACCAGAGGCCATCCAGCGGACGCAGAAATGCCATTAAATAAACGCCTCGCAACTAACAAGGAAAACAAATGGACAAGAGATATGAAAACCCGACAATCGCAATGATTTATCGCACATGGCGCAATCGTCAAAACATGGTGCGTGCAGAGGGCAAGCTAGTATTGCAGATCAAAGCGATCTGCCGTGGCTTCTGTGATGGCGACATTAAGGAAGCAAACAAGCTGTATAAACGTCTAAAGGATGGCGAGGGTACGCTAGAGGCCACAGCCGCTACGCAGCCTCTATTCGAGGCCAGAGAGCCTCTACTGGAAAGCCGTGCTGCGTTTGAGAAATGGCTGATTGATTTAGCCAAGCAGCTACCTGCCGCGACGTTTGTGGACAAGGTAAAAGGCTTCGGTCATCTTGGCCTTGCAGGTATCGTAGGTGAAGTTGGCGACTTCATGGCATACGAGAAAGAGCTTGATGGTATATACAAACGCGCTGGGCTTGCAGTGATTGAAGGTGAGCGGCAGCGTAAGTGCAGCAACGCCGACATGGCGCTTCTGCATGGCTACAATCCATCTAGGCATTCTGTGTTCTGGACTATCGGTGACAGCTTGTTAAAATCGCAGGGCAAAGAAGAAAATGCCGGGCCATACCGCATAATCTACGACAATCGTAAGGCGTATGAACGTGAGCGCGTTGACACAGATGGTCATGCTCACAATCGCGCTTTGCGTTACATGACTAAGCGCCTCGTGCGCGATTTATACAACGAATGGAGAGAGGTAGCATGAAATGACTGACAACCAGATCGCTAAGTATTTGGAGCATACAATAAAAGATTGCATTGCGGCACGAGCAAATCCAACCGCTGCACTGACGCACATTGATGCGATACATTCCAGAATGAAACACGTTTTGGACAAAATGAAAGAAGAACGAGAAGACGTAACAGGAGCGCCAGTATGACAATAGCCACAGCGTGGGCCGTCTTAGCCAAGCAGGAAAATGCTGCGTACCGCAAGAAGTGGGGTACAGGTCTGCAACAACAGAAGAAAGAACAGCCAAAGCCAAAGCAGAAGGGCAGGCCGCACGGCACATACAACCCAGAACGCTTAGCTTTGATAAAGGAAATGGTTGAAGAGGGTTTTCGCACAGTAGACATAGCTAATGAGTTAGACATATCTGAAAGCAGCGTGCGCTACTGGAAAGCTAAGTATTTGATGAAATAAATCGTGTGGGCGGTGCTTGTGATCGGGATATAGCGGGTCTGATACGACCAACAAAAACTGCTGTACGTTTCAGAAAACCGCCCACCGCGACAACTTACCAAAACAGGGAGTGAGTGCAATGGAGTTTTTCACAGCTTTTTACATAGAATACGCAGTTCGCGGCATGGATATACAGACGTATATACTGCTGCCAAGCTCAGAGGCGTGTCAGGTGTTCATCCGCGATAATGAGGACATGGCAGAGTACATGCACGCAGACGGTGACGTGGACATGTACTGCAGGCCAACGCCATACATATCTAAATCCATTAGACCAAAGCTGCGCCCAGAGGAGTTATAAGTGTCGCATTTTTATGATATGCTCTTAATTAGCCAACACAAGAGGAGCCGCCCTTGCCCTACAAGGACAAGGATAAGCGCGCACAACATGCGAAAGAGTACGGCGCTGACTGGTATCAGCGTAACCGTGAGAAAACACTTGAGCGTACTCGTAAGCGAAAGAAACAACAACGGCAGGAGTTTAGGGAATACAAAGCAGGCTTGTCCTGCTTTTTTTGTGGTTTCTCACACCCAGCAGTTATAGACTTCCACCACCCGGAAACGTCCGGGGACACGAAGGTCAGCAAGTTAATACAGCAGGGGAGCTTCAAAAAGGCTTATATAGAAGCTGAAAAATGCTTGGCCTTATGTGCGAACTGCCATCGCATCTACCATTGGATTGAAAGAGAGGGAGAAAAAGATGAGTGATCTACCAGAGTATTTTGTAATAGCCAACAAAATCGTGGAACGCGCAGAGCGCGGGCTGCCACAGGATCGTTGGATGCGTGGCGATAAAGAGCAAGAGGCACTGGTTCGTGCCTACATTGCGCTACTGAACATCTGTTCAAATATGCATGCCGACATGATCCAACGCGGATCAGATGCAATGGATATTGATTAAGACAGCCAGCCGTAAATCTTCTGCGTCTGCTCGATCCGATCATACAGACCGTGATTGCCGCCGTTGATGCGCTTTGTCAGGTCTTCAATTGTTCCAACATCTGTCCCTTTGTCTGCAATCTTCCAGAGATTGTTTTTGTCAAAGAACCAGATCGCACTTTCAAACGCATACTCAGTTTCGACGAGAGATGGGTCTTGCAGCACTTCAGGCAAGCGCATGTCGTTTGCAAACTCTTTATAGTTAAAATGCCCGGTGAGCTGAATAAATCCTCGGCCCAAAAATTTTGCCGCATCTTGTTCTGTGGCATTGCCCATGCGCCCGGCATAAACCTTGCCTGCCAGACCTGTCGGGTTCTTGGCGTATGGCACAGCATCCTCAACTGTCGGGAAGCGCGAAGGCCAGACCGCCTGTATGCGCTCTGGCGTGCTATAGTACAGGCTTTCCTTGGTACGCTTAAACCCCGCGCTTTCGTGCGAACACTGCCCCAGAATGTGTGCAGCTCGCAGTGGGGTAAAGTCATAATGCTTCATAATCGCTTTAGCAGTGTTGGGGCCGAATGCGCCGTCTGCGACAGCCCCGCACTTTGCCTGCAAGCATTTCATTGCTTCGCTCATTTTGTTATTCCTTTGAACTTTTCAAATGTACGCATACCACCAAGGCCGAGCATGCCGAGCAGCACAGTCATCAGGCTTTGCATGTCAAACTCTGGCAATGGTGGATGCTGCAGATTAAACCATCCAGTGATGAACAGCGTCACAGGCAATCCTAGAAAATGCCAAAATAAAGCAAGACCACAAGTCCAACCAACAAAAGGTCTCCAACCCGCAATGAATATATTTCGCGACTTAGCTTCTTCCTTATTAATTTCGATTTGTCCTTTAGCCAAATCTTGAGCGTGTCGCTCTGCCATAGTTGCAATTTCATGGGCTAACCTCGCTTTCTGGTCTTTATCCTCGACAACCTTGTCAAGAATATTGCTCACTGGGTCTACCAGCTTTCCTAGTAAGTCTAACATTATACCATTACTCCTTGGTAAAGCGTCATCTCAACCCCAAGCACAAGCTCAAGCAGCTTGACGATGACATGCGTTAGTAACTGCTCACCTGACATCTACATTTTCTTTCCGCGAAACATTGGCTTCCATTGCGTTGAAACCAAAGTATGCCGCCACAACACCGCTGGCACCAATCACATAAACACTAGCTATATCAGTGATTAGCTCTGCCGCGCGATCTAAGCCCACCCAGACTGCGAGAAAGATCACCAGCGGGTAAACAAGCATTCCAGCCGTACACGCTACTGTGAGCCGCCTCTGCGTGTCTCTCTTAGCGTCTTGATCTTCCATACGCCTGCGACGATCCTCTAACATGATCTCGCGCTCATCAGGATCAATCTTTCCGTTTCCGTTTAGATCGTAGTCGTCTTTCTTCATTGGCATACCTTTCCCCAACTTTTCGGGATCGCGTAATTATAAGCACCTTTCCGTTTTTATCATAGAAAAAATACTTATTACCCCTTTTTACCATAACCATTTAATGCCGAACCTGTCAAAAGTGCGCCAAATGCCAGATGAAACATGCCGCCCCCCTGTAAGGTAAACGGCTGGTGGTGCTGCCAAACTTGCTTGAACTTTTCTATGTTAAGATAGGCTAGATCGTCAATCGGTGGCCTGTTTATTCCAATCCAACTAGGAACAACCACAAAATCAAAGAAACAGATAAAAGCATAAACATACGCCAGTATCGCTTTCCATTCATCACGCATCAAACTCTTTCTACAGTGAAACAAGTAACCGCTTGCGCTGGGTTCTTTACCATAACCTCTGCCCTTGCTTTTGCCTTGTTGCAATGCGCCTCAGTTCCAAACGTCCCCAGTTGGTAATATTCAAACCGACCATCTACGAAGCTAAGCCACACTAATATCCACATCACCATCTGCCCCGTGCCTTGCCGACAATGTAAACTGCAAGCGCCAAGATAGCGCCACCCACAACAAAAGCAGTCAAACCCACAGCCCAATTTATGCAGCCATCAATAAACTCTTGCTTGCGATATGCTGCCTCCTTGCGAATGCGGCGTTGCTCTGCTTCGATCCGCAAGACCTCATCCCATGCGCTAGGCCCATACACAAAAGAGATATGATCTTTTATCTCTTTGCGCATTTGCTCCATTTTGCGCTTTTGGTTCCAAATGAGAATAGCCTGCTCTTCATCAGAGCCTTTAAACGTCTTTTCCCACCAAGGCGGGTTTTTCTGACGTTCTTCTAATCTGTTAAAATCGGAAAAGGCTTGGCCCCACGTTGCTATTGTGTTGCCCATTTCTTGGATGTCTTTACCCGTAGAAATAGCTGCTTTGAGCGTCTTAAAAGCGCCAGATGCAAGTGCTACGCAGCTAATCGGGTCCATAGCATCATTTTCTTAACGCTTGCTCTATGTTGTCGAGCTTTGTGAAGATCGCGGCGATGGTGGTTTTCATCTCCTTCATCTCACGATCATGTGAGGTTCTGGTGGCTTCGTGCTGAGCTTTAAGAACTGCAATGTCAGTATGGTGCTGACCTTGGCGGTTGAACATATAAATAACAACACCCGCTACAGGTAGGACAACCCACTGCATGATCGCATCAATCATCTCAAAGTTCACTTCCATCTTACCACTTACCTTCCCAAACCCGCAGTCCAGAAAATTCGTTACTCATTAACTTCCTTTTTATCACATCTTTCACTGCTTGTGTATCTGTCCATGCTACTCCAGCCTCTTTTAGCCAGTTATTTAGCATAGCCATGTCCACATTGCCGACATGCTTGTAGTCTGATGCGAATGCGTTGGGGGATAGCTCACGAGCCTGCTGCGCGTCTTTCAGCGCTACAGATGCGTCATGCGTCTTTTTGATGATGAGCTTATCATCTTCAAACTTGATGGTTTCTTTGATTTTAGTTGAGGTGTTTGCCATCTTCCCAAGCCTCATTGATGTCTGGTGTTGAGGGATCATCGCCTTTCAGCGTACCGTCTGACTTACGCGCACGCTTGCGCTTTACAGGTGCTTTCTTTGCTGCAGGCTTCTTAGGCGCAGCTTTCTTTGGCGCCTCAAGCGGAAGCTCAGGCAAAACCTCTAACGCCATAGGCTTTGTTGTGCAAATCTTGTTATATTCTGCTTCTGGAATATCAATAATATCGCCATTACGCACGCGGCCTACACTCGTGGACATGCTGCGATACTTAACTAAAACTCTCATTACTGCCTCCTGATAAAGAGAAGGGGCGTTGCCGCCCCCTCAATAACGTTATGACGTTATGATGTTGTGTTGTCGAACACGCCGCCGTTTGCAGCTTCGTTCTTACAGACCAATGTAAGCTCTGTAACAACTTGGCGAGTTGTGTTGTCGCCAGTTTTTGCAAGTGCAACGTTTTTGGTTGGACGCAATGTTGCGATTTCCCACATATCATCCTGCATGATGAATACGTCACGTGAACGGTTCTCACGAGATGGCATGAACTCAATAGTTCCCCAAGGAGTTACATACACTGCAAGTGATTTGATCACACGCTCGTCACCAGCTTGTACCGCTGAACGCTGGTTGTTGTTACCTGTGAAGGCCAACGCTTTGTTCATTTGGAATGCTGATAGATACACTGTGTCTGGGTTTCCGCCGTTTTCCCAGATAGACTGCATAACACCATCAAAGCGATCTTGTGAGAACGCAATCAATGTTGTTGTTTCGTCTGTACGTGCGTCTGTACCGTCACCAGTTGGGTCTGCACCTTCGTTAGCACCAAAGTCTGTGTTTGATGTCAACCATGCAGGCGCACCAGCAAGCTCACGTGCAGTTGTAGAGTTACCTGCTGCGCGTGCGTTGTTGTCGAAAAGTGCTTTTTCGATGTCCAACTTTTGCTCTTTGGCAATCTTCAAAGTTTGGTAAGCAATCTCACGTGCGCGACCTGCTTTGTCCAAACCTTCGTCAGTGTCAGGTACGACAACTGCGTTTTTGAAGATTTGTGTGTAGTTGCCCAAGCGAGTTGTCGCTGAACGTGCTTCCGCAGTTGTTGCGTCGCCTTCAATGTGAGCATTTGCTGCAGACGCGCGTAGGCTGTCTGTTTGAAATTCATGCAATGTGTTGCGCGCACGTGTCTTTGCAGACTTCGTGTGGAATGGTGTCTCTTCTGGTGAGATGTTGGTGATTACATCACTCAAATCTTCACGAATGCCGACTGCATCATAGCTGTCGAATGTATTGCTAGGCTGTGCCATAGTTTACTTTCCTTTACTAAAGTTTAGGGTCTAGGAGCAAGTCAGCGAAATCACGAATGTTTCCTGATTTAACTGCTTTTGCTTCCTGCTTTCTGCGAGTTGCAGCTCCACCCTCTTGAACTTTTTTAGCACCAGATTTGACCATTGGCTTCGCTTGCTTGGCCTTTTGGTCAACATTCTTGCGATTGGCCTGCATTCTGCGATAGCGTATCGCGTCATACAAAATCTCAATCTCTACAGCATCGGTAAGCTGCATTAAGGCGTCCTGTGGAACACCATAATACTCTTGACCGCCCTTTAGCATATCCTGCGCCGCTTTCTCATATTTCTGAGGGTCAGCGAAATCAGGCACACGTTGCTGCAATAACTGCATTTGCTCTTCCCGGTGCAGCTTTTTCTGCTGCTCCGATTGTTGCGCACGCTGCTGTTGCACTTGCTGTAGCTGCTGCATTTTGGTGTCGTACTGCTGCACTGCCTCGTCATATTTAATCTTTTCCTCCATGTACCCAATCGGGTCATTTTGGAAAAGCTCTTTAGACGGTGGGACAGGTGCAACGAACTCACCTTGCTGCATCTGGTTGTACATGTTCAAGACAGCTTGTTGCTGCTGAGCTAATTGCGTTTGAAGTGTTTCATTCTGCTTGGCAGCTTCGGCATTCTCACGCATTTTTTGCTGAATATAGCCCTGACCCGCTGCAGACTGCTTTAGTTGGGAAAGGGTCCAGCGCTCTGGCTTGCCATCTATAGTGATGTCGTACAGAGTTTCGCTGTCATCCTCAACGGCTTCTACTTCGTCAGTATATTCAGTTGCATCATCTTCTTGTGCGATCTCTTCGCTGTCGTCTGATGCCTCGACAGCATCTGCGTCCTCTCCAACGTCCTCTACAGTTTCGCTCTCAGCGTCCTGAGTTGGCTCAACCATAGCCTCGGCTGCTTCACGCAGATTGTCTTCTTGTGTTGGCTCACCGCCAACTTCTGGGGCAAGTAGGCTCTCTACTGCACTATCAAGTGTAGTCGCTTCCACGGTGCTACTCCTTATTTACTGCGATCTAACATGCGCTCTGCAGCAATAGCTGCGTCAAGCTGCATTTCGATCTGGTTCAATGCACGCATGATTGCGTGCGCCTCTTCGCGCTGCTCAACTTCTTGAGCTGCACTATTCG